CCGCCGTTGCTGAGTGGATTTTTGTGATCGGCTTCTTTGCCATCTCCGTGCTTGAGCCCTAGTTTCCTGCGGGCCGCATTGCGCTGTGCCCGTCGCTTGATCTGCTCGGGCTTGCCGTGGTACTCCCTGTATTCGGCCTCGTAGTCCCTGGCTTTCTCTTTCGCCAGAATGGCCTTCAGAATCGGGATTCGCATGATCATGAGTGCATCACTTCCAGGGTGGGGTTCGTTTAGCTCCGACGAATGTGAGCTTCACGTTCTGGGGCATCTGACCCAAGGCCTGAAATGCGTATGCTAAGGCATCACATTGGTCGTCGTGGGCACCTACGGGGAAGCTCAATAACTCGGATTCGAATTCTGGGGGTAGGCTACGGTTATGATAGATCTGACCTAGCTCGTACCGGGCCTCCAGGGGAGCAAATCTTGATACCTTATCCGATATGGGTTTTACTCCCCGGACGTTTAAAGACGTTTGGGCCGAAAGCTGCTGGATCAGGGCTTTTTGGTAATTGACTTCTTCAATGGCCACGATAGACGGCTTCCATTTGGCCGCCATCTGACTGATAAAAGTAATCTGCTCGGAGAATGATCCGCGGATTCGTTGGACGTCTAGCACGTGCAGTATTCCTTCTCGATCTCTGCCCATAACCGCGCCAGCCGTATAATCGGCTGTCTCTTTTTCAGATATCGCAAGATCTACACCTAGTGATATGTTAAGCTGTGGTTGTGGTGGTGTGCGGTCCTCGTACTTTAGCCAAGCCCGCTGGATCCTTGTGGCCCCCGCTCCAATAAACTGACATTCGTATTCTTGGGCTACCCAGGCGTTGCCGCGCTCAAGGCGCTCTTCCTCAATGAAAGCAGGATCGATCCGGGGGCACTGTTGCCACGGAACCTCGATCTTCTCCCAGCCTTTGCTTTTGGCCCACGTATCGAAGAAAAACCCTTGCTCCCCGCGGGGAGTGGACATGAGCACGAGTCTGCCCCTGGAGACTGCCAGCATGGGCCTGACCGCGCCATAAAGCTCGTCCGGTATTGCTGCCGCCTCATCCAAGATGAGGAGGGTTACAGCGGATATGCCTCGGATAGTCTTCTCTGAACCGGGGAGGGCCAGGACCCTCGAGCCATTGGCGAACCTTACTGAGAGCTTAGTATCGCTGTCCAGCTTGACATTCTTGTCTACCATGTCGAGGAACTCAGCGAATTTCAGCATGAGTTCCTGTGACTGTCGGAGAGACGGCGAGTCTAGGACTATTGTGCTCCGTGGCTTATGGATGGCTTCCCACAGCGCCAGGATTGCGGCGGTGGAGCTTTTGCCAGACTGTCTTGAGCAGTTTAGGCATAGACGAGGGTGAGTGGATCGGAGGAAGTTTGCTTGCCACGGATCAGGTGTGATGTTCAGATAATAACGAGCGAAGACGACAGGATCTTTGGCGGCTTCCAAACGAAGGACGTCCTCAGCCGCTTTGATCGCTTCTAGTTTCGTTGAGAATTGTGAGGAGTTCTTTGAGTCTTGCATCTGCCTCAGCTTCCGAAAGGGACTCGATTGATCCCGCCATCCTAGACGTTGGATCATCCCCTGCCAGTTCAAGCTCTGCTTTCAGGGCTTTGGCTGCCATGTCAGTAGCCTGATGATGCCAGTTGATGACTTGACCAGGAGAGGCTTTGCGTTTGACCGGCTGGCCATTCTCGTTCACGGAACCGTATTCGTCGCCCACCTGCCAGTCCAAATGCTGCCAGGCCCTCATCTTGATCTTGTCTATTAGGTCCAGGCTCTTTATGATCTCGATTTTGGCGGATTCTCGGCGGCTGTCGTGGTTGGCAGCACGTTCCTCCTTGGATTCGGCTACCAGGTCTTTCAGGTCCCAGACGGCTATCTTGTAGCGGCGGATTGTCTTGGCCTTCTCGGGGATGCCCAGTCGCTTGGCGATCGATGCCGGACTCTCCTTGCGTCCGAACCCTTCCTCTACTTGGTCAATGTACTCTGCTATCGATTCAAACGCCATTGGACATCACTTTGGACAATTGGACAAATTTGGACAAAAAGCCACTTAGGAGACTCGAACTCCTGAACAATCGGTTACAGGCCGATGGCAATGGCCGCTATGCGAAAGTGGCTGGTCGGTGGCCAGGGAAAGGAGGGATCGAGGAACCCGGCATGAGGCCATCCTTATAGCTTGTAGAACGTCGCTCCTTCTTGAGTGGCCAGCTCTTTGCCGGTGCAGGTGTTGTCACGAGCCACGATGGTGCTCTGCACTGGTGCTAGGTCCGTGGTACAGAAGCATCCACCTGGGGCCGTGATCTTGCAGTCTCGGGCCTCTACGTAGGACCGGCCTATTGCATGGATGCCAAACCAGCCTTCCAGTAAGCAGTCTTCGAATAAGACTTTGGAGCCTTCGATGATGTACGTTGCCCCGCCAGTCGAGTCCTCCCTGGTCTGGCTGCTCACCAGAACAGAGTCCTCCACCCGGCCGGTTCCATCCCGGATCATCAGGCCGTAAGAGCCCGTGGTATCGGTGCAGTCCATCTCAATGTCGCTAAGAGTGAAATCGTTAACCTGCCAGACGGTCACCTGGCTATCCGTCCGGAATCGTGAAGCGCTTACATTATCAGGGCTTCGGGCCTTGTAATCGTCGTTCCCATAGAGAACAAAGCCCTCCCTGCACTGCCAGGCCGCGCAATCCATCACCGTGCTGTTGTGGCAGGTATCGAGTATGATGCCTTCAGCACCACAGTTATGGGCTACCACAACGGAGACTATCTCGTTGGTGCCGCTATCTCCGGCTCCGTTGTTCCCCAGGTAAAGGCCGGATCCCCAGGAGTTTTTCAGGTTGAGCTGGTAGTATAGGCCGTTCTTCCGCTCGGACCCCACCAGGATCAGGCCTTCACCGTCGTGGGGCTGGCCGTCTATCTGGGCGGCTCGATTGCCGTCCAGGGTGAGGTGCTGGATGGTGAAACTCTCGTACCCCGGATCATAGCCCATGGTGCCTCTAATGAGCACCATGGCAACGTGCCTTGAAGGGCTACGTTGGCCTGGGAGCAGTTGGAGGACGGTCTCGCCCACCCCATCCCCGGTAATGTACATGTCTTTGTCGAGGACTTGGATAGCTGAGTAGAATATGTTGGTGCCGTCCGGGTTGAGGGCGAATGAATAAGGAGCTGATACGAGATAATGGCCCGCGCCTATGTGCAGGCTGCCGCCATCTGGGACAGCATCTACCGCCGCCTTGAACAGGCCTGCTGCATCCGATGTGACGGGCAATGCGGCTATTTGCCTGCCATCGACGGTTTCGGCGATGATGGACTGATCTTGCTGGTGGATATAGACGTCATAGGTATATGCGGGCTCTGTTTCGGTTTCTGGATCGGCCTTTGGCTCTGGTTCTGACTCGATCTCAGGCTCAAGTTCCAGCTCGATATCCATCGGCGGCATATCGGCTGCCAGCTCAAATTCTGTGAAATTCAGTTCAGGGAAATCGAAATCGTGGGAGATGTTGACCGAATGAAGCTCTGGCATCACGATCTCGGGCATCTGCAGGTCCGAGAATTTGAAGGGAGTGGGATATGCACCTGCAGAGCTGCCGATAAGCAAGGCTAAGAGGAGTAATCCAAATATGAGTCTCAAGAAAATCCCTACCTTCTAGCCAAGAATCCTTTTTTCGGCGATGCCGCTCTGAGCGCTTTCTCTACGCGGATGGCTTCCTCGACGAAATCCAGATCGTAGTTGCTCCATTCCTTGATAACATCGGACCACCAAATGTCTGATCGACGCATGGCTATTCCTCATTGCCTATAACAAGGAGCCCTCTTTGGTCATTGAAGACCAGAGGGCGGCGTAGTCCCTTTTGCTGGATGCCAATTAACCAGCGGCTTGCACGAATGGTGATTAGGAACGGCGGGCCCCGCTGGGGATGATATCAATGAGCCATAAGACGAAAAGAAGATGGCAGGGCCTTTGCCGATCACTCAAGGAGTGATTGGGATGTGTGCTTGTGGAACCGGCGAACCTCGTCCGGCTCGTCGTCGTACAGATACGGAAAATTGGGATGGGCAAACACCCTACGAAGGCGCTTTTTGGGTTTGATGAGAAGAGACATATTATACCACGTCGAAAACGTACCGTATTAGGCGGGTTGGCCGCCACCGAGGATCAGGCCCCGGCCCTAAGCGATCGCCATAAAATTGTCGAGCTACCTCAAAATCCTCTGACCACAGCAATTGCAAAAGCATGGGATATCGGGGGTTTTGATTATTTGCCCACAGTGATTACATCGGATAATACTGTCCGCATCCTCTGGATCGAATATTTCCAATGCCCATGTCTTGTGGTGTTTTATTTTTTTTGATTTGGGTAAAGGATCACGAATGTGTGGGGAAGTCTTGACTTCCAGACCGCAGTGGGGGCATGTACGATAGTTTCCGGTGAGTCTATTACAGACAGGACAAATCCAGTCAACCTGGATTGGTCTGCCTTCTTTGGGTTGCAGCATGAGTGGTATCCAACCACCCGATGTTCTTTCCCCCGGAAAAGTCGACGCGCCGGAACTATGGCCAGCGAGTCCACCCTGTTCGGATGCTTGCTCTGACACTAGCAATTTCTATCACTCCGCCATTATAAATTATACGCAACTGTATAAAACGCTTTATTTAAAAGAGTTTTATACGGTTCGCCTCCACCCGACGGATATGGGCCTCTTTCCCGAACTTGTGCGACAGACGGATACCTTCTCAACCAGCCCAAGCTCTTCCATTGCAGTTAAGACGGTGCGAACGCTGCCCTCCGAACGTTCGAGTTTGTTGCAGAGTTCCCTCATACTCTGTGGTTCATCCTTCAAAGCTTTCCGAAATTCAAGCATGATTTTATGACTTACCATAGATTAACAAACCTCCCATAACACCTCATGCGATCGCCCTCCAGATCTTACCAAGCCCCACCCGTCGCGATTCGACCAGGCCCGCCCTTTCCAGACGCCGGATGGAGTACCTGCAGACTTCGGCACTAGAACCAATGCCCTCTGCCGTGGCCTTCGCCGTCGCGCCCTCTGGATGCTGTCGCAAGTAATCCATGATGCAATCTTGCAGGTGACTCACGCGCTCCACTCCTTCGCGCGCCTCGATCTCCGGCTCTTGATGTCCAGGTAAGCAGCCCTCGCCCTTATCTTGGTCCACGGCACATGCTTGCCTTTCATTTCGAGCTCTGCTGCAATATCCAGCACGCCCATGCCCT